TATCAAAGGCATATGCAGGTCCTGTTGAAGACGCCGTGCATGATATATTAAGAAACTATTTAAAGTCTAAAAAACCATTTCATTTTGAACCGACAGCTACCAATGCTAAGTATGTAATACCAAATCTAAAACCATATGACGCAATTAACTTTCTTGCTACACAGGCACAATCAAAAAAATTTAGAGTAAATGCTGGTTATAGATTTTATGAAACAAGTGAGGCGTTTCATTTTAGAAGTATAGACTCAATGATGGGATTTGATGGTCAATTAAGTGAAGTGCAACCTAAATTTAAATACATGTCAATGGTAACTAGTGTTGCAGATAACCCTAATAGAGCAGAGATTAAAGATGTAGAACGAAGACTATCAAATGTAATTAAATATGAGTACGATAAACCAGTTGACACATTACAAAATATTAATCAAGGTTTTTATGCTAACAAGGTGACCGTGCATGACGCATTTAATAAAACAATTAGTACAAAGGTCTATGACTACAATGAAACAGGACCTTTTCAGGCACATACAGAGATGGCAGCTAGTAGATTTGAAACTGCTGGTCTATTATATCCACAAGACGGTAAAGGCAAAGGTGTTAAGTATGCAGACACAAACAAAGGTCTAAATGAAATGCCAGAAGCAAAGACTATGGTGGTGACAGAAACAAGCAAAATACATAATGATTACGAGTTTACATCTAATAAAGAGTTATTACCATTAATTACGCACCAAAGACAGGCAATGCGTAATATGAACTTATCTCTACTTGTATATGGTTATACAATGTTAAATGCTGGTGACATTATCACATTTGACGCACCATTACAGAGACCAGGCAATCCAGAAAACAACCCTTATACGACAGGTAGATATGTAGTAATGGCGATTAAACACATGGTCAATGTAGAGGCGCAAAGACATGAAATGGTACTTAAATGTTTCAAGGACGCTGTTTCCACGCCATATCCGACAGAGGAAGACGCATTAAATCAGATAGGTAAAGGCAATACGGTGGACGGCGATATATATAAAATACAGAGGGCTAGTGAAATACTTTCATAATTTAAGAGAATCCGGCGCCTAAAGGGTTAGCTGGCCATAGAATGAGGAATATGAGAAAAAAACAACAACAAGTAGATTATGTAAGACCAATTACAACAGGACATGTAGAGGCGGATATGTTAGGACAATGCTATTTGTGGTTATCTGAACGAAAGAACAGTAATAATGCTCAGAAAACACATAGGAAGAAACTGAAAGGTTACACCTTTTTGAGTAGGTCAGAGGTGGCCAGATTGTCTTCAAGTGGTTCAAAAGAACCTCAAACGAGCTTCTGGCGCAAAATTAAGTCATTGATTTCATACAGTAAAAGGTATGGACGCAAACTGGCTAGTAAGATGACGCAGAGTAAAGACTATACACCAAAGTATTTACAAGGTGTGCGTAAACAAAATAGAAATGGTAAATAAATGCGTATAGCAAGCGTATTAAAAGCAGACAAATATCGGTAAAAAAAACAATGTACGACAATAATTTTTTAGGTAAAAATAACTTTATATGGTTCAACGGCGTAGTTGAAGACAGGCAAGACCCACAGAAACTTGGCCGTTTGCGAGTGCGTTGTGTGGGTATTCATACAGATAACAAAGATGATTTACCTACAAGCGACTTACCATGGTCGCAATTGATTCACCCTATTACTTCTAGTGGTATATCAGGTCTAGGTTCTTCTCCAGGTTTTATTGTGGAGGGTACATGGGTGTTTGGTTACTTTAGAGATGGTTATGCCATGCAAGAGCCTATGGTAATCGGAAGTTTACCTGGCAAACCTGTTGAGCTGGCAGATGTAAATAAAGGTTTCTATGACCCTAACGGTATATACCCTCGTTATAAGAATGAGGTGGATACTAATCGTTTGGCTACCAATGATAGTGCAAACCCACATTTAGGTTTAGAATTGCGTAAGTTAACAAGGAAGACTGGCGTCCCAACTGCCGACTTTGACGCAATACCAGTAGAAGAACATATATCAACTGCCATAGAGGCAAGCGATAGTGATGTATGGTCACAACCTACAATCCCTTACAATGCAACTTACCCTTACAATCATGTATTTGAATCAGAGAGTGGACATATAACGGAGATTGATGATACACTAGATAATGAACGACTATACACGGCGCATAGAACAGGCACCTCACAGGAGATTGACAAAGATGGCAACCAGGTTAATATAGTTAGAGGCGACCATTATAACATAGTATCAGGCAAAAGGCAAGCGATAATAGAAGGCAATTTAGATTTAACAATTGGTGGCAGACATAAGATATACATTAACAAAGACGGCGCTACAAATAACCATTACGATATACAAGTAGGTCCAAACGCCAGCGTAAATATACAAATAGATAAAGGCGATATGAATGTCGTATTAAAAGATGGTAAGATGAATACCAATGTAGCTGGCGATTACAATATGAAGATTGGTGGTAATTACAATTTAGATGTAAGAGGTGCTTATTCAGAGACCATTAATGAAACTAAAACATCTAATACAAAAGAGGCAGTCTTGCATACAGGCTCGTCATTTAAAGTCAAGGCAAATAGAATAGACCTTAACGAGTAAAAAACCATGGTGGAAAACGCTATTGTAAAAGTAAAGTGAATCGCTAAACTATAAATGCAATAACATCCATTAAACTTATTCTTAATGGTTAATAACTCTTTAAATTTTTTTTCGTGGAAATTTTTTCGTCTGGAAAGTCGCTAGGGCTGGCCTTCTCAATGTATTTCTTATAATAGATAGTTAATGGATTATTTGGTTGGTAACCGTATGGTTCTCTTTTACACTTCTTCTTTTGACGCTTGTTCATCAAAGCTATATTTATAATAAATACAATAGAATGATACAGAAAATGTACTACATCTCAGGATGTCTGGCCATTCTTATGGCAATCACCTCTGTATCATTATTCATTATACTTTAGTGTCAAGGACTCTATTCTTATATATATCGGTGTGCGTTCTCCAGAGGAAGCTCCATATACCTAGGAAGGCACAATTCTAAATAATACAATGGACTTACAAGATGAGAGGCCTCCCGATAAGGGCAGGCAAATCAGAAATATTGTAATAGTATTCTTTCTTTTTTACTTTGTTACTTATTGTACGGTAAACAAGTTAGCGCCGGACTCGGATTCTCTTAATACCTCAAAGTTTAAACATAATGTAGATAACTACCGATTATGTACTTTGGTCGTTTAATGGGTTTATGTCCAGCGTGTAGATATGTCCATGTGGGCGGAAACATTAATAGTTTACCTGCCTTTGGTTGTATTACTCTATTGTATTCACTAAACGAAGTTTGACCACCAAAGCATTCATTTAAGTATAAAAAGAATACAAGAAATCTTTTTGCTGACGCATAGTCGCCTACATCTACATGTTCTTTAAATTCATCTTTGTTATTTGGTAGATATCTCTTAAAGCGTATTTGTTCAAAACCAAACTTATCTGGCCATTGTTTATCTTTTATATTACAATCTTTTTTATATCTATCAACATATGGTCTTAATGTAGTATATAAACCACCAACCATATTCTTCCAATCTTCATGTTGGTTAATATTGATTTCTGTAAAATGTCTATGATTATCTAAATCTGTGGATACTTGTTGGTCTTTATTGGCTTCAAATTTATCTACCAATGCTTGACAATGTTTTTTAGGCAATACATTATCATATACTTTTATATACTTCTTCATATTATTATACTACCACATATTTATATGATTGTCAATGGCCTACTAAATAGTGGCATGCCATATTACAGAGAACACCCTCTAAACATAGACATTGACAAACTAGGTAAATGTTACTTTGATATTAAAAGTAAACTAGGTCTTAAAACAGATGATAAAAGTTTAATTGACTTTAATGCTATTTGTGTCAATAGAATACCAGATGATGAAAATTCTATAACAGGCGGTAATATTCGTGGTCTATATTGGACTATGCCTGATACAACTAATCACGAAGAACAAAGATTAGAGCCTATTAAAGAATCTTTATATACTGAAATATGTCCTGAATTTAAAAACACTTATGTTGAAGAAGTGTATAATCTAATTAACAAAAGGTGGAAAATAGGTAGAGTTAGATTTCTAATGAAACCACCAAGAACATGTTTATCATGGCATAGGGATCCTGAAATGAGATTACATATTCCTATTATTACAAACAAAGGCTGTAAAATGGTAATTGAAAATGAGGCGTTTCATATGCCAGCAAATGGTAGTGCATACTTAACTGACAACAGACAGTATCATAATTTTTTTAATGGTAGTGAAATAGAAAGAGTGCATTTAGTTGCCACCGTTTTACAATCTAATTTAGATGATATGTATTTACATGGAGTAATAACAAATGATTAAATTATCAGACAATGCTTATAAAAGATTAAACGAATTAAGAAATAAAAATAGTAAAAAATTTGTTAGACTAGATGTAAAAGGTGGTGGTTGTGCCGGTTTTAATTATGAATGGTCTTTTGCAGATGAAGAAACTAGAAATGACGCTGTGATAGATGATGTATTAATTGTCAGTAGAGATTACGAATTATATCTAATGGGTTTAGAATTAGATTATACTTATGATGATTTTGAATCTATGTTTAAATTTAATAATCCTAAAGCTACAAGTTCTTGTGGCTGTGGTACTTCTTTTGCAATTTAAAAAATGTTAATTGGTCGGAGTGGTAGGATTTGAACCTACGACCCTTGCGTCCCAAACGCAATGCGCTACCAGGCTGCGCTACACTCCGGTAATTTTATCTGTAATAAACTGAAAAAGTATCAGCGAAGTTCATATGACAAAATGATTGAGGTCTATTGTACATATAACCATTTGGCATAGTCTTTGATACACCTCTATATCTGTATCTTATTTTCTTTGCATTTTTTTGAGCAGATACCATTTTAAAATATTTTAAGTATTTAATTGGTATGCCAGAAGCAATACAAGACCCTTGATATTTAAATGGGTCTATCATATGTTTTAGTATTAATGGGTTTACAACCCTTTCAAATACTTTTCTTTGTTTTGTTTTCATAGTGTTTCCTTATTTTAAGTATAATGGACCAGTCCATTGTATTGGGTATTGACCGGCAAGAACATTACCTCTTGCAGAGTTTAAAGCAGGTGCATTGTAACCAGCGGCTTTCAATATATCACCTTTCTTGAAATGTTTAAAGTCTTCTTTTACAATAAAACAAAAAACACCAGTATCTTGTACAATCTTAATGTACTTCTTACCTTCTTTGATTTTTGTTTTAGAATCCCAATTATCAGTTTGTTCTAAACTGTAACCAGTTAATTCTTTTTTACCGTAATTAGTTGACATTGCAACATAGTCAGCTTTTGCACCAGCCATCAAGAATTTTATTCCTTCTTCTAGTGTTTCACATTTTTGAGATACTTTTATCATAGTTATTGTCCTTTTGTTAAATTAAGATTTGATTGCTACTAAACCACCAGATATAAAAGTTATCATACCTGTTAGTGCTAGAAAAAACATAGTCAATAGTGAGTTTGCGTTTTCCATACATTTTCCATCACAATCACCGGCAGCGCCAGCCATCATAATAAGACCTAATGTGATTAATATTGCAGAAATTATTGTTTTCATAGTGTTTGTTTCCTTTCTCATTTTACTAGTCCAGTATACCACAACTAAATATAGAAAGCAAGCATAAAATTCAAAAAAATGGCGAAAAAAACCCTTATAAATCAACGATTTTTAACTTTTTTTGTTCTAGTTTTGTTCTTTTTGTTGAATTCTTGCAGTTTTTCAACAAAAAATGAACGATTCGAGTGCAAATGGTCGCCTGATTATGAAAAAATTAGCGAATCAGCGTTAGAATCTCTTGATGATATGAGAAAAATACAAATAGAACAAATGAAAGCAGCTTGTAATTTTTAGGATAAATATAATATGACTTATTGCAACAATTGTGGACACGAATCTCATTGTGGAAGAAGATATACCGTTGAAGATGAAGACGGTTTTACTGGAGAGCCATATGAAAGAGAAATTTGTAAATATTGTCGTTGTGAAAAGTGTGAAACTGACATAGAAAAAGAAACAAAATACGATATGGAGTAAATTATGGCAAAAATGAGATTATTTAAGTTTTGGAACGCTGATGGCGTTGAAAAAGAAAAAGAAGATATAAGTTTAAAGAAAGCTATTAAATCTGTTCAAGGTGATTTTAAAGATAAAATCCCTTTT